ATATTGTCCTGGGCCACCAGCAAAGTAATTTGCCAATCCTTGACCAAATTGTTGGTTTTGACCAAGCCCTTGCAAGGCATAAGCAAATGGATTAAATTGACCTTGTTGAGCAGTCAATGCCGCACCTGTACCACCTCTTTGCAAGAACTGACCAACATTTGCACCAGCCTGTGCAGACCTACCACCCAACTGTGACCCAATATCCAAAGCTGATTGACCCAAACCTTCAATGCCTTGGGTTCCACTCAAATATGCTTGGAATGGAGACAATGCGCCAACTTGACCTCGTTGGTAATCACCTATTAAATTAGCACCAGTACCAAATAGACCAGCACCAAAAGCAACCTGTCTCTGTCCTTCAGCCTGTGCCTGTGTAGCCAATTGAGCATCTTGTTGAGCAATTGCGTTGTAGTTTGAACCTTCGGTGTAGCCGCTGTTTAGAGCGGCTCTGTGTTCGTCGCCGAATATCGGGACGGCTGCGGCCAGTTCCTCTTCGGACAGGCCCGACTGCTGCCCAAGCTGGCGAATAAGCGCCGCAGTCGAGCCAATGTCAAAATTGCTCTGGTTGTATCTAGACAGCACCCCCTCAAGAGAATTGTCATCCGCCTTGGGTGCGTCATCCTGCCAAACCAGATTGTTGTCGGGGTCATATGTGTATGGCATTTTGTTCCCTATAGCCCCGACACTTTGTAATTGTTCATAAGGTTTTCGGATTAACCGCGCCGACAACAGCTTCAACCCAATCTTGCCAATTCTCAAATATATACGGCCCCGGAATCGCCTCATTCTGAAACACATCGATTCCTTTTAGACTTGCCGCCCACTCTTTCCAGTCTGTTTGCTTGTTTGGAATTGATAACTGCTGACCCGCATATGCCTCGCACATCAATGAAGCCCACGACTCAAAGTCGTGATAGCGAGGGTCATAGACAAGAGCAATCGCCATTTTACGGCCTCACATCGCCAACGGTGGCACTAAGCAAAACCCTACCCATTTGGTAATTTCCACCCTGCACGTTGCTTTTGAAAATCAATCGAATCTCTCTGCGTTGTTCCCGCATATCAATTTTGCCGGTGTCTGAATCAAATGTATAAGGGTCAGACGTTACGTCCTCAGATTGCGCAAAAGATCTACCCGTTACCCTAAAAGTCATTTCGCCGGTCTGTATAAAATCAGGCTCAACACGCTCCAAACGAAGCCAGAAATTATCCCCGACAGCGGAGGACTGGGCAGGCCCGCCCTGAACCCAACCTAAATCCGACGTCTCAAAATAACTTTCAATGGCGTTTGACTCAGTCGCCACAACCTCATCTGTACCAATTTCGTGCTGCCATAACGTGATTAAATCAGCCACGGTGTTAAAGGTTGCCGTCTCAATTGTTGTGGCTGTAGCAACTTTTGACAGGGTGACAGTCAAACCAGCAAAGGAAAGCGCCCCAGATACAGTCGCGCTATTCACAACCGACAAGGTGATTGTTGTCCCCGCAATAACTGTAACCACAGCCCCAACCCCTATGCCAGTACCCGTCACCGCCTGATTGCGCAAAATGCCTGTAGCACTGCTAACGACGATTGTGCTTGCTCCAGACACTCCTGACACGGCTGTAGGCGCGGCCAAAGTGGCAACGATTGCGGTTATAACGCTGTTAGTCGGCAAACTAGCCGAAATAACTAACTGACCAACAGCAACCAAATTATTAGGGGCGATTGTAATGTTCGCGCTGGCATTGGTTGTCGCAATAGATGCAGAGAAGAGTACATCTTGCGTAGTCTTGGTCGTGCCTGCATTGATTGGGTAATGGAAAACCTGAGAGAAGTAACCGGCAGATCTGCTCGCGCCCAAGGCTTCACCAGCGTCGTACCAAACATTTTCTCGCACGTTGTAAATTATTGCGTCGTTGCATTCCTCAGAATCGCCTGATGGGAAAAACCACCAAATTTCTCCAAAGCGAGGAACCTTGGTTGCATATACTTTTTGACGTTGTGCGTAATTCAAATTGTCAAAGAAATAATTCTGATTGAACGTGTTTTGAATTTCTTTGACCGTGCCGTTGTAAAGCAAAAACCTATCCGATCCGCACCAGTAATAAACGCCGTCGTACTCAATCACGGACTGGCTGGAAAGGATCGAAGACTGGCTAGAAACAATGTCATAGCGCCAGTAGAAAGTTGACGAGGTTGCGCCAACCGTAATAGTGGTTGGGCTATAGGACACGCGGATCAAAGAATCCAATGCCCAGAACAAACCGGACGGCGCGTTTGACCCACCACGCACAGGAAGACCTTTGACGATTTTTGTGGATGCTACGTTGGTCTCGTTGGAGTCCGCCCCGTTCCAGTCGTAGGGATCCCCCGCCACGCAGTTTTTGATCAGGCCATTGTCCCCGTACACAAAGATGTACGGATGGAGGACAACCACGCCACCGGAAACCTCAATAATGTCCCCGGTCGGAGTTGTCCCAGTAGAGTCTACAAGCGGGGACAGAGTAAGCCCCGCAATGGAGCCTGCCAACACTGGCGACACGGCTGTTGAGTCAATCTGGGTTAAATTAAGACCCGCGTGCGCTACTAACAATTGATTGCCAGAACCCTGCGAGTCATAACTTGAATCAAACTGCCACAGGTTCAAATCGTTTGATGTGAAGGTAGTGATCGTAGCGACAACAATAGAAAACCCAGAGCCTGAACCACCAAGGTTGGTGTTTGAGGCGCTCAATGAGTTCCCAACAACGTAATTGTTACCGTAACTAGTAATGGTAACAACGGTGACTGCACCACCAGAAACTGTGATGCTGGCTTTTGCGCCTGATCCTGCTCCGCCCGTCAAAGGAACAAGCGTATACGAACCGTTGACATATCCAGAGCCACCAACAAGCGTGTTTAGCGTTAAGAGTCTGCCTGTAAATGTGAATTGATTTATCCCAGACCCAATGCCGTCGTTGTCAATGTTGACGACTTCTAAACCTGCGTTGTAACCGTTAAAAACCTGATTGTTCCCGTCAACGGAATTGACATACATCCCGCGAGAGTACCCATGAGCATTTTCGACTATGGCCCTGTAACCACCAATCTTGCGGGGGCGACCTCTTTGGAAACGAACCCACAGACCGTCGTTGTAGCAGTTGGCATCGAAAACGGTTCCGTCCCGTTGAATTCCGGGTTGAGTGTCCAGCGAGAAGACTTTTTTGGTCAAAATGTGCCCCCAAGCACGCCGCCACTAAAAGTTCCAGTCCCAACAATTGCAATACCTGTGGCAGAAACTGTTGATCTCAAAACGCCAAGAATTGCCGTATTGAATTCACCCGAAGCGGCGCGATAAATACCCGTTGTTGTTTCTGAAGCAAAATTCAATGACGGTGCGCCAACGGATCCATTAATCAAGCTGATTGAAGACGACCCAGCAAGGATGGTGTTTGCGTTGTACAGGTTGACTGAGTCGCAAACCAGCGTTGCTTGGGTGCCCACAGTCAAAACCGCCGTAGCACCAGACCCCGTAGAAATGGTGACTGTAAATGCATTGGTTGTTTCATTCAAGATGTAATACACCTGCACCGTGGAAGGAACAATTATTGTTACGTTTCCCGTCAATGCTCCCGTGTACTTTTGGATTACGTTAGAAGCCTCTGAAGCGGTTAAGGTGTAAGTCCCAGTCAAAACTGCTTTGGATAATTGGGTAAACGCAAACTGCGTAGACTTACCCAAGCCAACGGTGTAGAAGGTCGAGCCACTGCACACAATAATGCAAGAGTCTGTCGGCTGAAGAATAATTGAGGAAGATCCGTTAATCGTGTCTCCGCCAGAACCTGAAGCAGTCAACGCGCCAGTTCCGCTGTTACGCAAGAACATAAACCAGTTATTGCCTAATGTAGAGGCGGCGGTCAGGGTCAGGGTGCCAGCGCCGCCAGTCCAAACATAAGTGTTGGATCGGTCAGTGGTCAGTGCGGTGTAATTAGAGGAGAAGGTTGTAACAGGCTGAGACTGGTTCAGCGTCTGACCAATTGCAAGCAGGCCGTACCCGGCAAGGGTCGCGGCATCAGCGCCAGAGGAGCCAATACCGTAAGCAATGATGCCCCAAGTACCTGCGGTGGTAGCATTTGTGGTGATGTAGATGTACTGCGCCTGACCAGCGGCAACAGTGACAATTGTGTTTGCGCCTGTGTAGTCTTTGACCGTCACAGAGACAGAGCCGACGTTGCGAATCAGGGCATCCTGACCTACCGACGCTTGGTTGGCAGGCGGCATCCACAACTCGTTTGCCGTGGAGGCTGTTGACACCTCCATAATGCGGGCGGCGGCGTCGTCAGCAGTTGTGCCGTTGATAGGCCAAGTCAACTGCAAGTCCGTTGTCAGCGTAATTCGGCTGTATGAAACATCCGTTGGCTGGATGACGTTACCGGTGAAGGGCGAGTTGTAACTCATGGTCAAGTATCCAATTATGTGTCGAGAACCGTCGATTGACGGTCACCGATTCTTTGCAAATCCTCAGCCTTTAGCGTCTGGATTATTTGGTCATAGTTCTGTTGCCACATAGGCATACGATCATCATTCTTGAGGAACGGCATGGCCTGCAACAGCGACCCGTAGAGCAACGCCTGAGGGGCGTAGATGGTGAACCAGTTGGTCTGGTTAGAAGAGTCAAGCGGTTGGATCCGCTCGTAATACAGAACCTCAAATTCATAGGCTACGGCTGGGGAGGGCGCAACAAGCCAGTGGGTATAGTCGTAGTCGCCGTAATAGGCAGGCACGCCAGTCACCGTTGCGTCTGGGTTGTACCCACGCAGGTACTCATACTTGCGAAGCAATACAGGCTGTTTCTCGCCCGATACGGTGACATTCATGGAGACCGTCTTGTGCCAGCGGGCGGGCTTGTCAATGATCGGCTGACCTATCACCATTGTGCTGGTGTTCACAGTCATGTTGCCCAAGAACTTAATCTGGGAAGCAATAATTTGCTCCGCCAGCATAATGAAAAGAGGTATTTTTTCAATGGTTGCGTCGTCAGAGCGCTCCAGATATGACTGGATATTCTCGACTAAAGAATCATAGGTCATTACAGAGGCAGTGGTCATGAAAATTCCCTAGTCCCAGTTTTATCAATAATCAAAGCCATCTTGCGGGGTGCCGCAGTCAGCAGGGGGATGCTCAGATGCGTCCAGCTATCCATTTCGCGGATAAGCTGGTCATAGGCCAGCCCAGAGGCCCGCACCGCCCTCACCACAGCGTCAGGACTCATCCCCGGCACTCGGATGTCAGCCGCGCAGCCAACGCGATGCTGGCTGCTCTCGCGGCTTCCACAGGCTGCATTAACTGCGGCTGACCGATATCCAGACGTAATCATCACCATTTTATCGCCCAGAACCTCCCTGACCCGCTCCAGAAACTCCGCCAGCCTTTGCAGGTTGGCTAATGCGTCTGCGTCTGGAGTGTTGTCGAGTGTCCGGTGGTCGGTACGGGTTAGTTCAGCAAGGGTGAAATGAGGGGTCACTTGTTACCCGGATCTGCCCGTCCAGCCGCACCCAGACCCAGTGCAGCCGCCAGACCCTGCACAAGCATTTGATACTGCGGGGGAACCATCGGGATGCCAATGGCAAACAGAATCCCCAGACCAGCAAGCGTCGAGGGTTCGCCAAACCGTTTCCTGAGAAAGCCCATAATAGTCTCCTAGAAGTTTCCGCCTACGGGGTTTAACACTCCAACCGGAGCATCGGTAATGATTGTCGATCCCGGCTTGATATGTCCATTTGTAAAGGGCGATTCGTTGATCGGGCCGTAGCAAGAGGCAAGCTGCGCCCCGTTGACCAGTTTGGTTTGCTTGACGCAAATGAAACTCCACATATTGCTCATGCCAGAATCTTTGCCAAGTATGAAGGATCTCTTCACAAGTGGCGCAACCGCCCAGCTAGGTGCTTGTGGCGCTTCGCTGACGGTAGAAAACAGGCTCCAAACTTTGCCGGGAGGAGCATCACATGAGTTATTCATCAGCGCACCGTTAGCTACGCTGCGGCCCGTAAGAACAGGGCAGACTGCCATCCCCTCTTGAAACACTTTGCCCTTCACCGTTATCGTCTTGCCAGTAGGTGTGGAGCCAGACGCAGCGCAGAGCGCATATTCGCCATTACAGATCATCAGTTCTGTGGCAAATACGTTGGCTGGCAGCAGCAAAAGGAGAAGCAGCTTTTTCATGGTTAAACCTTCAAGACAAGATGAATGAGCAAGGCAATGATGAACCCCGCAACGGTAAAGCCAATATGCTCAATCCTCTTTAACCGGGCGTTGATGGTGTCGTAGCGCAGTTCACACACCGCCTCATGAGAAGTTAGACGAACATCCAATTCGGCGGCGGTAGCCATCATTCTTCTTTGACTTCAGCTTTAACCAGTTCATCAATCCTGCGCCCCGCCGCAGCCAGCAACGCACGGAGATGCACGACCTCATTCAGGGCCGTGTCCCGCTGCATCTGGACGGCTTGCACAATGTCCTGCGGGTCGGTTTTCAGTTCTTCGCTCACGTTGTTTCCTTATGGGTGGGAGTTTTTGTAATCTTGGAATTTGGCGGCGAGTTCTTGGATAGCTTTGACAAGAACGGAAGTCAACTTGTCGTAGTAGACGCCACCAGCAATCATTTCTATATCAGCCTCATCTTTTGTAAATAAACTTTTTGGAACTAAAGGCACAAACTCAGGAAGTACCACTTGAACTTCATCAGCCACCAAACCAATTTCATTGCGTTGGTCATCGGTACGATAGTATTTGCGTGGTTTAAGTTGCAACACTTCTGCCAAACCATACGGCGAATCTTCGATGTTTTCTTTTACAAGGCGAGAAGAAGTATCGTATGTAACGATACCTGTACTGCTATTCCATTTGAGCGGATATGTACCGGCTCCTGCCGACACAACCGAGCTACCAAAGTAAACAACTGATCCTTGAACCGAACTTGTGCCAAGTGCAATTCCGCTAATAAATGTACCTGTCCCGTTTGCCTTTATCGAACCACCAAAAACAGAATCCGCCCCGGTAAAATAAAGCGGCGTGTTCGTGCCATCGTAAAACTGTAAGTTGCCGTTGTTGTATATCTGCCAAGTCGTTGCGGTTGCATTGGTTTTTGCGAGGTAGATGGTTGGCTGTGTTGCGTGATTTATTGTCAACGTGCCAACACCCGCAGATGCTGCGCCTATTGTTGCCGCCCCCGTCACGCCGAGGGTGCCGGTTACGCTCGTTCCAGCAGTAGTCCACGACTGTACAGAGCCACCAGAGATATTTATCTGTGCTGATGTAGTGCTAACGAAAGCGAGTAGTGAGCCGCCCTGTGATGCAGACGTACCCATCGACATCGTGGATGCATCAGAATAGAAGTACATCGGCTTGGGAGTGGCCCCGCCGTTTGTCAGTACCAGAACGTCACCAGCCGTTGTTTTTGTTACGCTCAAAGCCCCTCCGGAACTCAGCGTCATTGCATACAGGCCGTTCGCACCAAACTTGATGCCGCCACCGAAAGTGCCTAGGTCGCCGATATACAAGTTGTTGTCATTACCAAGACCCATAATGGCGCGTTGCGTTCCGCCACTATCTTTCTGCGTCATGTAAATGTTGTTGGTCGTTATATTGAGCAGACCACTCAAGCCGAGGGTGCCGGTTAACGAAGTTGCCGCCGCAGAAAACACAGCAACGTTTGCATTAGCCGCAGCAATTGATACGGTGTCAGCAGCATTGCTGCCAAGAATCCCGTTGCGCGTTCCGTTGAAATACAGCCCTTTGTTGTTTCCGTTAGTGGTTATGTCGCCTACGCCGAGGGTGCCGCCAAGGGTCAGCCCTGTTGATTGCAGCCTAAATTCGCCGGTGCTTCCGGCAAAGCCCATATAGTGTGAGCCGCCAGTTGGCACATTGGCGTATAGGTCGGTCACTCCCGTTGCGCCACCGTACCAACCTACCATTGTCACAAGAGAACTTGCCCCGTTTATTGAAAGGGCGTTGTAAGTAGCAAAGCTGCTCAAGGACGTTATGACAACATCGGTAGCTGACCCAGCACCAAATGTCGCCGCCCCCGTCACGCCGAGGGTGCCGGGTATGGTTACGGCACCTGCTTGAGAGATAGCCAGACGAGAACCCCACCCACCGTTATAGGTGTCGATGTTGACATCGCCAGCGGTGCCTTCGCGGATTCCTGAGGCTGCCATGTAAAAGTTAAACGTGCCGGGTGTGTTGCTGGTAGTCGGAGAACGAAAGAAGCTGGTGCCGCTAAGGGTTACGCTCCCACTCGCATTGATCGCCGCCATCGTGCTGGTGCCCGTCACGCCCAAAGTCGTCCCAACCGTAGCCGCACCTGCCATTGCTACCGTGCCAGAGGCGTTGATCGCCGCCATCGTAGCGGTGCCGGACGCACTGAGCGTTGTGAACGCGCCAGTATTAGTAGTGGTTGCCCCAACCGTTCCGTTGATGTTGATGCTGGCCGTGCCGGTCAGGTTGGTGACGATTCCGGATGCAGGTGTGCCTAGAACTGGGGCAACAAGCGTCAACGCTGTACCGTTGGTTGTGGCTCCAGTAATGCCCGCCAATACACCCGCATTGTTGTATTGAACCTGCGTGGTAGACCCTCCCGCTGGCCCAGCAGTTGCCCCAGCCAACAAGGTCACAACGCCAGAACTGTTCTTGTAATACAGTTTCCCGTCGTTTGTATTTAGCGCCAACTCGCCAGCGACAAGGTTCCCCGCAGAAGGAACAGCAGCGCCAGTGGCTGAATAGTACAGAGATATAGGTGTATAGCCCGCTTGACTCATGATAGTTTCCTAAAAAGTTCCGCCTGATATTCCTGACCAAACAGGCGCAGATGCACCTGCTGAAGTTAATACCTGCCCAGCAGTTCCTGCCGCAGTGAACGCAAAAGCCGTTCCAGTTCCATACGCGGATCCGCCAGCGGTGGCAGTGGCCGTGCTGTTCGTCCCGCCGTTTGCAATTGGCAGAACACCCGTAACCCCGGTGGTTAGAGGCAGACCAGTTGCGTTGGTTAGAAGGCCAGCAGAGGGCGTACCAATATTCGGCGTGGTCAGCGTAGGGCTGGCCTGCATGACGAACGTAGAACCCGTACCTGTCTGGGCGGCTACAGAGGTCGCGTTGCCGACTGATGTGATTGGGCCAGTCAAGTTGGCGTTGGTAATCACTGTGGCGGCATTGCCAACTGACGTAACGCCACCCGTTAGGTTTGCGTTGGTCACCACCGTAGCGACTTGGCTACCGTTCCCCGGCCCCGCCGTAACCATTCCGGTGAGTTGGGTGATGCCGGTATCAACGTCAGGAGGGGTAGCCCAAACACCGTCACCGCGCCAGAATGTAGAGGCAGATGCAGAGGTGCCGCTATTCAAATTACCTACAGGCAGATTCCCGGTAATCCCAGTCGTCAGAGGCAACCCAGTTACGTTAGTCATCAATCCAGAGGCTGGCGTCCCCAAGGCTGGGGCCGTTAAAACTGGGCTGGTTAGCGTCTTGTTGGTCAGCGTCTGCGTGCCCGTCAACGTCACAACAGTCGAATCAATCGCGATTGTGCCCGTTGAGGTGATGGGGCCACCCGTAAGCCCCGTCCCTGTGGCCACAGAGGTAACGCCAGTCCCGGTGGTTATCGCCCCCCAAGCACTGTTTGCGTAACCCTCAAATGTCGCCGTGGTGGTGTTATAACGCAGCGTGCCGTTAGTACTCGCCCCACGTTGCCCAGTGGTTCCAACCGGGATAACTATCCCGCCTGAACCGGGAACAGTCGGGTCGCTGGAAATCGCAATAACTGGCGAATTTACAAAGTTTCCGTCCGTAACGTCAATCTGGCTCGCCGTTCCAAGTATTATTCTGGTCGCAATGGTCGAAGAACTGTTAAGAGCCAGAACCCCTGTCCCAGTCGCCCCGGCAACCGCCAAAGCAACCCCAGTCAACGCAAAAGCAGGCGCACCCGCAACCCCGTCCCCGTTGGTGACAGACAGCCCAGCGGTAGACGACGTCATCGTCCTTGCCGCAACCGTGTTGCTGGCGGTCTTGGCAATCATGCCCGTCCCAGCCGCTTCTAGGCTCCCAGACGCTGCGTTGAGGGTTACCTGTAGGGTTGACTGCGCCCCGCCATCCGTAAGCCCTACACCCGTCCCTGCGGACAGCCTACGGCTGTTTGCTAGTGTGGCCTCCTGATTTAACGTCAAGAAGGTTTGCGTCTGTACCGGCGACCCAGCAAGCGCGGCGGCTGTTGTCTGGACGGTCACCCCGCCCTGCACAATCGGGACTAATTCTGTGCCAGTAATCGCCCCAGCAGACGGCAATTGCGTAATAGTTACATTGGCCACGTTATGGACTCAGGTTGTCAAGATTGCCATTGTTGGAGGGCGTGTCCTGATTATTTTCTGGGGATATCTCATAATTTTGATACGGCCCCGTAATTAGAGCGTCTGGGTCAACAGCAACACTGACATCGGGCCTAGCGAATCGAAGGTTGATGCGCTCAGTCTTGCGAGCAGGCAACCGATATGGATCTAAATTGTCCTTGCACCCTTGATCACACACCCGCAAGCCGGGGAAGTTTGGATCAATACCCAAAGACACAAAGGTGCGCTTCATTTTGCATCGGTCGCAAATCCCGATAGCCAACGACGCTAGTCCTCTGGTGTCTAAGAACGTAGGCATTATCTTGTGTAAACTGAAATGTTGGGGGCAAAGTAAATCGGCGACTTGTCGCGCTCTTCTTGCTCGGCCTCGTACAGGTACTTCTCAGCCATCTTTTCTAGATAGCCAACCCTGTCCATCGGGACTTGGGGCAATTCAAGGCTCATTCTATGCGCCAACATCATCACCGTTGCCTCATACCAGCGCTGCGGGATTTGCAGTTCATTCGTCAACGCACCAACATCCATGATTTGACTTGAGTACCAAACAGTCATCTGCACAAACGGGTCGCTCGGAGCAGGCCAAAGGTACAGCGTTGGTTCTGGAATGGTGCGGTCGAACCAAAACTGAAACGGTTGGTTTGCGGTAAAGTTCTTGTTAGGCAAATTGGTGTAGTCGTCGCGGTTCAGGCGAGACATCATCACCTCAGTGCTGTTATTGCCGATATACCACTCGCGAAGGGCTAGAGTAGTGCCACCAGAGGCAACAATTCGGTAGAAAGCGACGTTTTGACCGGGGTCTATATCCGTCCACACCCATGTATTGTCCGCAACCGAAACGGCTCCAAGGTTCTGCAACGTGGTGTACGTCACCCCGTCAGACGAGTATTGGAGCGCAATATTCCAAGTTCCTGTCCCACCGCCAGCAATGTAGGGCAGGAAGCCAATAGAACCCGCATAGATGGGGTTTGACGTCCCGTAATTTACCGTGAAACTCCCGTTTGCCGACGCCTGTTGGGTAAAGGTGTCAACGTCGTTATCGTAGAGATTTGCGATAGTTCCGCCAGCAGACGAGGTATACGTCCCCGTGGGGCGGTTCATAGTGCGGTACAACACGTTTAATGCGTCAACCGCACCCGCAGGCAGCGTGTAGCGGTATTTGTTCGCCTGAAGCCCTATTACCTCTTTGTCGATAGCCCAATACTGGATGCCGCGATTGATTAGGTTGGACAGAAGAAAGTATAGCGACTGCCTCGCAGAAAGGACTTGCTCAGAAGTAAGTTCTTCCGCAAGTTTTCCACAGCGTCTCGCACCGTGGTCAATCAATGTCTGCACATTGATTACTGTCTGCCCATAGTCACCAGAATATGACATACCCGTCCTTTTACCAACCGGGGCAGTTCCAGCGCCTCAAAGACGCTTTTGCCCTTGGCGCGTCCCCTTTTGAATGTTCAACCACACCAGACATACGGGCGCAAAAAGAATCCTTCCGCGACCCGCCTTGGGGTTGTGGAGCCTTCAAGTTACTCCCCGTCTCCCTATTGTATTTGTCTCGACCCTTTTGCGTAAGCCCTGCACCCTGCTTTGTTGGAAGTTTTTCACCCCTACCAACAGCAAGAGACACGCCACCGCCCTTTAACTTCTTGGCTAATGAGCGAGTTACTGGTGAGTTATTTTTTGCCATAGTCAAAACCTGTACTTGGCTGTTTTCTTTGCAATGCTTTTGGGTTGAGCCACAAACTGTTTCCCCGCTGACTTTCCCTGCCGTTTAGCCTTTGTCGTCGCAGCGTATTCCTGCGGGCTGAGGGCTTTAATTGCCTTCTCTGGCAGGTATCTCTCTCCCGTTTGGGACGACGGCTTACCAGACTTTGTACGCCATTTCTGGTCTCCCCAGTCTTTAAGGGACTGCTGGGGGGCCTTCAATCTCTGTACCCCCCGCCTTTTTCTTTATAGCGCTTGGCTACTAGCTGTGCTTTTCTCGCGCTCCATTGCCCTGCTGCCGTTCCATGTGTAGCTTCTGACTTGACCTGAGAAACAATACGCTTACGCATCTCAGGCTTTGTGTAGTTACCAGCAGCATTTACACCTCCGCCTTTATCCATCTTTTTATCAGCGCGGACAAACTCTTTCCCCACCTTGGCAGGAATTCCAACCTTCTTGGCGAACGCAGGGTTATTTGCGACCGCAGCCATCAAACGATGCTGAGAAGGGGATTTGCTTGGCATGATTAGGATGTTGGGTTGACGTAGTGTTTGACCATTTCCAAAACCACCGTATATGTATCACCAGCACTTGCGTCCAAAGTAGTGAAAGTGATCACCCCATCTTTGCCTGCTCCTGAGTTGTTGGTCAATCCACCAATTGCAGAAAAATCTTGCGTGTAAGAATTGTTTGGAGGAATGGTTTCAATCACAACAGGCGTACTGGCTTTCCACTTCAGAATTACTTCCATGCCGTGCGTCAGGGCAGTGACCTTGGTAATAGTTACCGCATCACAAGCGCCGCCTGCATTAGAAGCGGTCAAAGAAGCTGGCGTAACCTTGGCAACGTTAGTCTCCCCAGTGCCATCGCTAGTGTTCGTAAATTTCATAATGGCAAGACGTTCACCATCAAGCAAAATTTGGGATGCGACTGCATCAGCCATAATCATTCTCCTAAAAAGACAGGGGCCGAAGCCCCCGCCTTATTTCAGCAATTAGCCATTCCGCCGCGTTTCTTTCCTGCTGGCGATACCGTTACAGACCTTTCGGTTTTCGTAACAGAACCTTGACCCTTTGCGGGAGACGGCAAACCTTTTTCTATATCAGAAAAAATACTGTGTTCCTTGTCGGAAACAGAGCCTTGCCCGCGAACTGCATCACGCGCTTTTCCATAAAGGTCTTTGACAATATTAAAAGGATTCATGGCCTCACGATCAGCTATATTTTCAGCTTCCTGAGTGGCGTAAGTGCCTTTGTAGCCTTTTGTCTCTTTTTTGGACTGAGCATCACCACCATCATTCATCCGCTTAACCTTTCCACCCTTTTTGAAAGTACCAGAAAGTTGATTGATGCTTACGGGAGACGATGGCTTTTTAGCGCCTTGAGGCATCGCCACGGGACGGCCTGAATTAACACTTCCCCCCGTGGCGTAGGCTTTTTTTGCGGAGCCACCTTTTTTCATCCCAGAACCAAGAGCGGAAGAAGGGGGGAGGCCGGGGTTTTGCCCACCACCGCCGCCGATTGCCTGAGCCGCTGTACTCAAAGCCCTGCCAATCGTTCCCGCGCCTAGATTGACCTGCCCAAGGCCAGCCCCTGCATCACCGCCACCACCTCCTCCGCCATAACTGGGAGTCCTAATTCCGGGGGGTTCTCCTGCGATAGGGTCGTCCACGCCAAGCACCCCTAGCAACCCGCCACCTTCGGCCATTTTCTTAATCTTGCCACCCTTCTTGTAACCACCTTGGCCTTTAACTACACCGCCTGTGGCCATCTTGCCGCCCTTCTTGAGGGCCAGCTTGGTGCCTTTGCCGCCTTTATGCTCTTGCGTGTCGTGCTGCTTGAAGGCTTTCTTGATCATGGCCTTGTCTTGCGACTCGTCCATCTTTCCGCCTTCAGCCTTGCCACCTTTTTTCATCGGGGGCATAGAAGGCATAACGGCGGGAGCCTTAGCCATCATTGCCTTGCGGCGCATCGACATGGAAGGGCGTCCGGGGGCACGGACAGGCGCATTGACAGCAGGACGGCCCACAAGAGCGGGCGTGTCAGACATCATGCTCAAGGCACCCATGCCGCCACTGGCCATCTTCTTGTGACCAGACTCGGCCTTGCCGCCCTTCTTCATGTTGACGTAACCACCTTTCGCGAGTTTCAGAATAACTGAAGGCTCGGTGGTTTCCATCTTCACCATTGGCTTGAACTGACCCATGATTTTCTCCTTATGCCTGCGTGACGCCAAGAGCGCCAAGACGGGTTGCATTCGGCCCAACAGCCAACGCCGGGAGGGAGATGTTCATAACCAGCCGCTTTTGACCATCAGTCGCGCTAGAAGGAACATACGTCCCGCGCACATCACCAGTAGTGGTAGTGGCTGTTGCAGTAGCCGCCACGACCAAAGTGCCAGTGTCCGCTGCCAGAGTATTGTCCCAGCCCACTTTGACGGCATACCCACGGTCAATCACGCGAACGGGAAGACCAATGATGTCAGTCGCCCCAACAGCAACCGTGACTACGGGACTGCCAGAAATCGTGATTCCACTGATCTGGAAGAACGCCTTCTTGCCGTTCACGGTGGTCGAAGCAACCGCACCAGTAGCAATCACTTCGCTCATAACTTGACCGTAGTAGTCGTAGCCAGAGATGGTGACGTTCCGGGTGGTCGGAGAACCCGCACCGGTAGTGGTCGAGACTGCACGCGGACAATCCAACTGGACAACCGTAGTGCCATCAGCACGCACCACAGACTGCGTCCCAGCACCAGCGGTCAGAGTGACAGTGGAGGTGTAGACGCTTGCCGTAGCAATATTGGTGGTCGATTTGACTTCGGGGATAA